AGACCAGAGCCATCATATTTAATAAGTACAGTTGAGTTGTTTTTAATCATTAAATACCAACCTAACGTATGATTCTTATATTTTATTAAATCTAAACAACCTTCTTTAATTTCTTCTGAGGAAGTAATGTAGATGTTTTGAGCGGTATTAAATGGTAATGCGTATTTATTTAATACTAATATACCTTGAAGTAAATTGTTTTTCCATAATCTACTTGGTTTATCTGTTGGTAATATGTGTATGTTTTTCATAGTGATTTTTTTAGTTTTAAAAAGTCTTTGTTGTTCTCCCACCATTTAGCGTTTATAGCTTTTATCTTTTCTTTGTTATTAGCTCGGTATTCACGCATATAAGCTGCGTGCTCTTCTGGTGTCTTTGTTCTTTTATAAATACCCATTACAAAATGTTTTTTTCTTCAAACCCTAATATTTTATAAACGAACTGACCGCAGTCAAATTTGATTAAAGCGTAATGATTTTCTTTTTTTAAAACAACTCCAATAAGGTTGTTTATTTTTAATTTACTTCCGATTTTAATTTGTTTCATAATTTATTTTTTAGTGATTAATTTTGACAAAGATATAATAAAACTTTTAATAAACAAGATAATTTATTATTTATTTTCGTAAATGTTTCCTATTACTTCATAAATGTAATTCCAATGCTTTCTTAACTTAATGTAACTACTTCCGTAATCCATAACAAAAGCAAAAACTTCTTCGCTAAAAACTATCGTATGAGTGGTTGACATTCTTTTCCCTAACAATCCAGCGCACGGATTCGCTGGTTTATAACAATTAAAAATGAACGCAAAAAACATAGAAGTATTAGCAGTAAACGGGACAATTTTTGGACTATCTTTTACCAATTTAGAAAACACAATGAAAATAGTATTGCTGGCTCTTTCGATACTATACACTGGAATTATGATTTATAAACTTTTAACAAAAAAGAACGATGAAAATAAGTAAACATTTAACTTTAGAGGAATGCACAAGGAGTGCAACGGCTGATAGGCTCGGAATAGTAAACAACAACCCTAACCAGTCTATAATTGAAAATATGCAACTATTAGCTGAAAAGGTATTTGAGCCTATTAGAGAGCATTTTAAGACACCAATTTACGTGAGTAGTATGTATAGAGGTTTAAACCTTAATCAAGCCATTAAGGGATCTATAACAAGTCAACACTGTTCAGGACAAGCTATGGATATCGATATGGATCCAAAAGGCAAACCAACGAATAAAGATATTTTTGATTTCATTAAAAAGAATTTAGAATTCGATCAGATGATTTGGGAGTTTGGTAATGACAAACAGCCAGACTGGATTCACGTTTCATATACCAACGGCAAAAACAGAAAGCAAATATTAAAAGCAAAAAAAATAAACGGAAAAACAACTTATGAATCTGAATTTCTTGTCTGAGCACTTCCAAGAGTTGGTATGTAAGAAGTAGGATAACTTCCTGTTTCTAACTGTCCTTTTGTAACACTTCCCGTAACTGTTAAAAGTAAACTTCCCGTCGTAGGTGTGAAAGTCAAAGTAACTCTATTGTTTACTCCTGTACCTACTAAAGAACCTGTAAAAGTACCACTAAATGTTATGGTTCCTGTTCCGTAAAATGAAACAGTACAAGCTACACCAGTTGTTGAAATTGTTTGCGTTACAACTGTTTCACTATTTAACAGTCTATTCATTCTTTGAGGTTCAATTAAAATAGCAGGGCAACCGCCTACTGTATCATAGTTTAATCTCGGCTCGTTTACGGCTACATTTTCAACTAATCCTAAACTATTAACCCTTGTGGCTGTTGTACCTCTTACAACCGTTAAATCAGCATTACCGTCTGAAGGAATAACCGAGTAAAGTTTGCCAACCTTTTCAGCATTCGGTGTTATAATTAAACTTGCTTTGTCTAATAAACTCATTATATATTGTTTAAGTTAGTTAATAATGTATTTAAACAGTCCTCGGCTTCAAACGAACCGCCATCAGTTGCTACTCTTGTTTTAAAGTTTGTTATAATTGTAGGAACTGGCGAGCCTATTATATCCGTTTCCCCTGCATAACTTGAAAAGTAAATAGAACCCCAATTTATTATATTGTTAATAGCACCTTGCCCCCAACCTATTGCGTTGTTGACTGCTCCTTGTCCCCATCCTATGTTATTTGGCATTTTCTTTTTGTTTTAAATATTGTTCCATCTTTTCTATGTTTTTTGCCTTTACATTGTACGTCAATTCTTTCGGCTCTTTTGGTTTTTCCTTTTCCATAGCTATAACACCCATCCTGTTGGGTTTGGTTTTTGGTCGGGATACATATCACTATTTGAATTTGTCCAATATTCTGGAAACATAGAACTCGCATTTATAGCCATATAGTCAACAAATCGTTTAGCGTAAAAGTCTGAAAACGTACGGTGTTTTTGAACTAAAATATCAAGTTCATCTTTTGAAACGTTTTCGCTATTTTCTGAACGGTGTTTGAATACCCCACCGTTACGAACTTGGTAATTTGCGAAAGGTAAATAGTCCACCATTGCAAAATGAATTAACATAGGTTGAACGTAATCAACAACTAAATTCAAATAGTTACCCGTCAAAGTTGAACCGTCTATTTTGTTTGTGATAGCGTCGTATAATTTCGTGCCTAAATAGTTCTGAACGTGCATCTGTTGAGCTATCTTTATAAACTGAATAAATAAGTCAGTATCTACATTACCGTTTAAGATAGTGTTTGCTTTTAGGTCTTTTGGTGTGATAAATAGTGTTGTCATAATTACATATCGTGAGGCGCTACATACGCTTTAGGGTTATTAGTTGGTGCTATCTCTCCCGCTCTTCTTACATCTGCTGGACTTGATGGCTGTGCTGCTGTATTTTTACCGCTTCCAATTTTTCTATACATTTCACGTACCCAAAAATGTTTACAAGTTCCAAAAGGAAATGCATCGCTTAACTTGCCACCGCCTTTCCAAAGGAATATATCATAAGGTTGGTCTGGGTTTGGATTCATACCAAAGCCCGGATTAACATTTTGGCTACTCATTAATTGTATATCTTCTTTTCTATATAGTTTATTAGCCCCCATCATTTTTTTACAAAATTGTCTTTCTGGACTTGCATTACCGCTGTATCTATATCGAGTAATATATAATTTTGTGTCTTGTTCTGAAACGCTTTTAGTTCTTGCAACTCCAGTCGATACTTCAGCTAAAAATGTAGCATTCATCTTTTCTGTTTGTGCGTCTAATTCTGTTTCTGTTTCGTAGTTTACGGGTTCAGCACTTACTAATTCCCATTCATTTAAATCTATTTCCTCTCCATATTCTGAAAGGTCAATAGTATGCTCACTTAAATTAGCTGTAGGTTGTGTTTCTGCTGGTGTTTGTGGCAAATTAGCAGCTTTTAGTCCTACCAAAGCCCTGATTTCATCCCCTGTCATTGATTCTAATACCTTATTTGCAACTAAAGGACTTAATGAATTTATACCGTCAATTATACTATCAGTCTTTTCGGTTAAAGTAAGGTCGTTATTTACGTCTAACGGTTGTAATTCTTCAAAATATAGGTTTAAACTAATGTCATTAAAAGCCAAAATCTTGTCAAATTCCTTTAAAATTAGATTTTGAAATGGTTTAATAACTGTATTTTGCATTAAAATAGTTGCAGTTTGCAATTCATCAGCATTGTTACCGAATCCGCTGTTATCTTTAACACCTAAAAGCATAGGCGAAATCACTCGGTGTCCTACCATAATTTTACGCATACTTTCATCGCTTAAAAATTGGTATTGATTGTGTGCGTCTGAAAGTTGAACGGGTGTTATAGTTGCTGCTGTATTCGCTCCATCGCTAAAATTTAAAATAAACTTTCCTGAGTTTGAAGTGCCACTAAATTTATTTTGAATACTTCGCTCTATATCTCTTTGTTCGTCCTCGGTCGGTGTTCCGTTTAAAAAATTAATAAGCATTGATGGCGCCATTCCATTCAAAATGTTGTTTAAATGAAAATTGCTTATTTGCTCCTCGAGCTCACAGTATTGCAAACATCCAGTATAGTCAACTGGACTATAAAAGTAAAAACCAGTTTTGTAAGGTTTGATGAAAAGTATTTCTTCGCCACCGTTACCAAATCCAAAAGCGGGTATTTCTAACGGTTTCTTTTGTCTGTTTATCTTTGTCCAATCCTCAGCATAAAAATAAGCTTCTACATCTCCATCGTCGTTACATTTACCACTTCTTAAAGTTTCAACTGGGAAATGGTTACACTCAACTATACGAGTTTTGTCGATTGAATAAACAACCTGTACCGCACATTGTCCCATTGCCTTTAAATCATAACACAAACGTTCCGTTGTATCGTCATCAAACAATAACATAGCTTGTGCATATTCTTCTGGCTTTAAAA